ATTACGGTGGTTTAATGTTATGACTTGCACTACTACGGAATTCATGTGGGAAAACTCATACCAAGAGATACCACTAACTGTTTACACAGACGACACTAGAACGGTAGAAGTTGACCCGACGACTTATGTTGAGGCTGAGTATAGGATATACACTAAAGATACATGCGACGTTCTATTCAGCGCATCTCTAGGTGCTGGACTCGCTGTAGTGGGCACTGACTTGATATTAACAACACAAGAAACGGATATCTCTTTTAGTGGAGATTTCGATCACGTACTAAGAACAGCGCTAGGCGCGGGAGAGTTAGCACCACCTAGTATTGATGGTGCGTTAACAATCTTTGAAGTTTGCGCGGTGACCTAATGGCAGGCGGTAGACCTACAGACTATAATGATGAGCTACTACAAAATGCTCAGGACTACATTGATAATTGCCCTGACGTGGTACACTCAGTGGTCGGTTTATGTCTACACATCGGCATTGCAAAGTCAACTTGTTACCGGTGGATAGAGGAAGGAAACGCCCAGTTTAAGGACATCGTTGATACAGTTAGCGCTTTACAAGAGCAAAAGTTAGTTTGTAATGGCCTTACAAATGACTTTAACGCATCTATCACAAAGCTAATGTTAACTAAGCACGGGTACACTGATAAAGTTGAGACTGATGTGACGACGGGCGGAAAAGCTCTTAACACTTGGGTTATTAATCCAGTAACAACTAATAAGGAGTGAGTAACATGATTCCATGTAGCGATAGATTTAGACTCAGATTTACCCTCAGCCTCTCATCTAGATATAGGGATTTGGATGCATTCTTAAAAAGAATAGAGATTTACGCAAAGGAATTTATCACCCCTGCGGATTCGTTTAAATTAAGATATAAAGATACTGTCATTCTTGTAGATAAAGGGGTTTTGGTTAATTGCTTTAGGCTGCCGCGTGGCTAACATAGACCTCCGCATCACAGATAAAATAGCATGGTTACTTAGCAAGCCTAAGCGTATTAAGATTGCAGTAGGCGGTCGAGGCTCGGCTAAATCAATCGGTGTTGGTGATGTCATGTTAATGCTATGCGACTCAGGCGAGAGAATATGCTGCACTAGGGAGTTTCAAAATACCATTGATGACTCAGTACATGAAAGCTTAAAGCAAGAGATTGACAGACTGGGCGTTGAGGGAATAGTAACAACAAATAACAATATATGTTCAGCGGCAGGCGGTGAGATATTTTACAAAGGTCTAGCCAGAAACATAACCAGCATTAAGTCATTAGCTGGCGTTAACCGCTTATGGATTGAGGAGGGTGAGTCAATATCCGCAAAGAGCTTAAAGGTTCTAACGCCATCAATCAGGAGTAGCGCAGGCAGTGAAGGTGAAGCGCCAGAGATTTGGATCACAATGAACCGTGGAAGTTCTGAAGATGCAGTGGCCAAGAAGTATCTAAGTCGGGCAGAAGAGGAGCTGGCACGAACAGGCTATTACGAGGATGACTTGATAATGGTAGTAGAGGTCAATCATTCTGACAACCCGTGGTTCCCGCCTGAACTGGAGCAGGAAAGGGCAGATGATAAAGCCAATCTAAGTGATGACGAATACGATCACATATGGGGTGGTCAGTATAACGATACGGTAGATAACGCCATTATTAAGAAGGCATGGTTTGATGCTGCTATTGATGCTCATATTAAGCTTGGTATAACGCCAGCAGGCGCAACAGTCGCGAGCTTTGACCCAGCAGACCAAGGCGGAGACTCCAAAGGCTACGCTCAGCGCAAGGGAATACTCTATGAGGATGTAACAGAGCTTGTAGCGGCCAATGGTAATATTGCTTGTGATATGGCTACATCAAGAGCTATACAAGCCAACACAGACTTATTTGTATGGGATGGTGACGGTATGGGTGCGTTATTGCGTGAACAAATAGCCACATCATTCAAGGGCATTAAGTGTGAGCTTAGAATGTATCGAGGCAGTAACGAGGTTGAAGACAAGAAGGCTAAATATGCCGGACTTCACGCGTTAGGCACAAAAGATAAGCCAAAATCTAACGCCGATATGTTCTTTAATAAACGCTCACAGTATTACACTAAATTGGCGCAGAGATTTTATAACACTTATGAGGCGGTGGTTAATGGTAAATACACTGACCCTGACACAATTATAAGTATTAGCTCAGATATTGAATTGCTAAGCAAGTTACGAGCCGAGGTTTGCAGGCTACCAAGAAAGCCTAACGGGGCTGGGAAAATACAGCTAATGAGTAAGAAAGAAATGAAAGACAAGTATCAAATCGAGTCACCCGGCATGGCTGACTGCCTCGCTATGGGTGAAGAATTGCCAGCGCTTATGACTAACGCCCCTGAATTAGAGTTTGAATCATTATGGAATTAGATTACGAAGACATTAACGCTGTCTTGAATGAGCTATCTGAAACTCAGGACAGTGAGGAAGACATGCGCGAGGCTACACGCGAGTCACATCACTTTATCGATAAGCGGGACGGACAGTGGGAGCCAGACATTATTCACAGAATGAAGGGTCGCCCACGTTATACGTTTGATAAGTGCAACCCTATTGTTGACCAGATAGCCGGAGAGCTTGAGCAGGCAGACTTTAGCATTAAGGTCAGGCCATCAGGCGGAGAAGCATCAAAAGACACAGCCAAGACGCTTGACGGACTTATTCGTAATATTCGCAATATCTCCAATGGTGACCATGTATTTAATGCTGCTGGTCGCTCAATGATAACAGGCGGATTTGACTGCTGGGAGATTGTTCAAGATTGGGTTGACGCTGATACATTCGACCAAGACCTGTTTATCCGTAAAGTACCTAACGCAGTTGATCGAGTATGGTTCGATATCGGCTCTGAGATGCAAGATAGAAGTGACGCCAATCATTGTTGGGTGCTTCAAGGGTTAACACGAAAAGAGTACGAAGATAAATTTCCTGAAGGCTCTGGCCTGTCGGTAGGTGATGACCGAAGCGATGAAGTTTACTATCTAAAACCTGATTTAATTATGGTTGGCCGCATACTGTACAAGAAGCCCGTTAAAATTGAGATAGTCAGAACTTCTGACGGTAAGGTGTACAACTCTGAGCAATATGACATCGTTAAGGATGAGCTAGCATTAGCTGGAATAACGGAAGAAAAACGCAGGGTTAGGGATAGTTGGCGTGTATATTCTCGCTTGTTTGATGGGCAAGAATGGCTTAAAGCAGAAGAAGAAACAGTGTTTGACTACCTGCCAGTGATACCCACATACGGAAACTTCAAAGTATCTGAAAATAAAGTTATCTATCGTGGTGTGATAGAGAAGCTAATGGATCCCCAGCGCGTCATTAACTATGCCGAGTCAAGAAAGATTGAAGAGGGCGCACTTGCCCCTCGTGGTAAGTACTGGATGACCAGAGAGCAGGCGCAGGCCGACATCAAAAGTCTGTCAACGATGAACACCAATGCTGACCCAGTACAAACATACACGCACGTAGATGGACAAATGCAGCCATTCTTCCAAGGTGGAGCGCAGATTAACCCCGGCTTACAAGAGACGGCACTAAGCGCGGATGCGGCACTTCAGGCGGCGGCTGGTTTATTTGCTGCTAACATGGGAAGCAATCCCGGCTTACAGTCAGGCGTGGCAATTGAAAAGCAAATCGAGAAGGGCAACCAAGGTACAATAAAATGGTTTGCCGCCCAAGAGATAGCAATCTGCCACACTGCAAAGGTTCTAATCAATGCTATACCGAGAGTTTACGATAGTACAAGACAGGTGCGCATACTCGCCGAAGACGGCACAACCGAAATGGTTACGCTTAACGAAAATGTATTAGACCAGCAAACAGGTCAGAACGTAGAGCTGAACAATCTATCAATTGGCGAATATGACGTGGTTTGTGAGATAGGGCCAGCATTTAAGAATCGTCAGCAAGAAACAGCTAGCGCATTCCTAGAGATGGCAGCTATCAATCCAGAGCTAACACAGCGCGGCATGGATGTTTGGCTTGGCAACCTATCAGCTCCGGGCATGGACATCATGGCAGACCGCTTCAGGCAATCACTACTCGACCAAGGCGTTATACCTTTCGAGCAGATGACACCAGAGGAGCAACAAGCGGCGCAACAGGCAGCACAGCAACCACCACAGCCAGACCCTAATATGGTTCTAGCTCAGGCAGAGCAAGAGAAGGCACAGGCGGAGCAGCAAAACGCGCAGACCAAGCAGCAAGAAGCGCAACTTAACGCACAGGTTAGCATTGCACAGGTTCAGGTTGATCAAGATAAGGTCAACCTAGAACGGGAAAAACTACAACTAGACGCTCAGAAGTTCATGAAGGGGCAAGACGATAAGTTCAACGTTGACGCAGCTAAGATAAGCCAAGGTCAACAGAAGCTAGAGCTGGACGCTCAGAAGATGATGAATGACTTTGCTATGAAGTTGACAGAGCTTGAATCTAAAGTCGGTCAACAACTCAACGCAGAGTTTGAGGCTAACATGCTCACGTTTGACCCATCAACTGGCGATTTTATCAATGCAGGCCGTTAGAGTTAAAGGGGTTAGCAACCCTATGCAATTTCCTGATGACATGGATATCAATGATATCAGGGAGTTTCTACGTAGACGGTTTACACAGCAAGCCGTTGAGGGTTCACAGCCTGCTGACCTAGCACCACTACAAGCACAAGCACAAGCGACTGAGCAATCACTAGCTGAAAAGGCAGGTCAAAGCATCTCTAGCTCATTATATGACTCTGGTGTTATCTCTGATAGGTATGGAGCGCAAAGAATAGGCGAGAACGTTACAAGTATTGGTGAGTTTCTGCCCGTTATCGGCGATGCTACGGCGGGTGATGAGTTTGGTCGAGCATTAAAGCAAGGTGACGGTGCAGGCATGGCGTTAGGTGCTTTGGGTGCAATCCCTCTTGTGGGTGATGCTGCTAAGAAGGGATTGAAAGTGTTTCATGGTACGTCAGCGAGATTTGACAGGCCAGATTTAGAGTATTACGCTAGCGGTGAGGGTGGCGAGGGGTTTGGGTATGGGTTCCATACAACTGAATCAACAAGAACCGCTGATAACTACGCCATAGAAAGCCCCTTAATTGAGATTGATGGCTTAGAATATTGGGCTAATCAACCAGAAAACGCTATTGCAAAAAGCATTATTGATAACGGGTATAATGAGACGCTATATGATGCCCGATCTGCCATTAAGGATACAGGTAAAACCCCTTACTTAACAAAAAGGCTAGAGGTCATAGAGTCTCTTAAGGATGCCGCTATAGTAGACAGAAGAGAGAAGGGTATAATTAAGGAGTTTTTAATCGGAGATGATGATTTAGAATATTTTATAGACTTTGACAAAGAGATCGGAGAGCAGCCAGATGGCGTTTTATCGGCATTGAGAGAAGGCGGTATATCGGCGAGAAGCGACATGACAGCAGATGACTTTTATTATGAAATATCAGAGGATTACGGGGGCGGGACAGATGGAGATAAAGAGGCTAGCGAGTTTTTAGACTCTATAGGGATAAAAGGGATCAAATACAAGGATAGGATGCAGGAGCAATACATGGGTGACGGGGGGAGTTATAGTAACTATACAATATTCAATCCCGACAACCTTAAGAGTCCCGACAACCACAAATAGCTATTAGATTTTAAGATTGATAAAGCCCCTTAATGGGGCTTTTCTCCTTCAAGGGTTAGCCTTAAGTGCTCGGCATAAATAACTTTGTATGCTTCATTCATTGAGGCTCGAGTCCTAAATAATTCCTTGTACCACGTGTACCATACGGTTATGCACTCATATTCTGATATTTTTATGCTTAGCGCAGTTTTAGGAGGCCCAAACTCAGCGCTACCCGAGTGATATTTCAACCTAATATGCGGCTTAATCATCAATCAGGCCATCCAAGAACTCTATAACCTTGCTCAGCCTGTCATACACCGCAACCTCGCCGTGTGGCAAGTAAGTTTGTGCATCGTCAACGTAGCCCATCAATCTTAGCACCTCAGCCCTATTTACTTCACTCATCACTCAACGCCTCCATCAGCTTATCCTCATCTGCCCCACACTCAACAGCGTGAATGAGGATGGTACGCATCATCTCTGATACATCATCGACAACAACAAACTCTTTGGTGTGCAGTACTGCGTTCTTGTTTATTTGTTTCAGTGTGTATTTAGTCATCGTTTCACCATGATATAAATGTAATAAAAGCCAAAAGAGGCAGTGTTGCAGGCGACAAAGCCCACATCTTAAGGATGTCTTTAGTTGTGCCTTTACCTCTAATCATAGCTATAATCGCCCATATTGACATGATGATATAGCTAAACACTATGTATGTAATCATTCTTTATCCTCCAACTTACGCAGGTCAAACTTAAGCCCTATTAATTCTTCCGAGACAGACAAGCCTTCATCGACATAGTAAGATGTAGCCCCTCCGCCACTAAAAATGGAATTTAGATTCTGCAACTTACTTTCGAGTATGGCAATCTTTCTTTTAAGCCTGTTTATGCGCCACGTGTTAAACATTTAATTTATTCTCCAAACGCTCAATCTTACATTCAAGATTTCTAATTTTATCAAGTAACGAATTAGTGACATCAATTACAGCAGACGGTCTAACGTCAAGGAGTATGCCAACATCCCAATCATCACCATCAACCCGCTTGAGGCCTTTGGCGAGGTCTATAACGAAAAAATTCCCCCCGCTAAAATCACTATGGGCATCAATTGCCACTATATGTTTTGGTATCAAGCTCCAATCAATCATTCTTCACTCTCCTTAACTAATTCCCATACCTTGCAATCAAGACTTTCACCTATACGTTCAAGCAACCCAAATGAAGGCACTCGCTCATTATTGCAAAGGCTAGACATGTACGGCCTTGTTACTTTCACGGCGGCAGCTAGCTTTGTCTGGCTAAGATTATTTCTTGCCAACATTACCCTTATCCCCTTTCCTAAATCCATTGTATCCTCTCAGATTAATTAATGCGCGTAAAGGCTAGCCTTTTAATTCAAAAGTTAACCTGCATGTAACGACTAACAGAGCATAAACCATAATGTTAAAATATGCAACAAGGTCAACAGCTAACCTTTTAATAGCTGCTCCGGCTGTCAAAGCCTATGCCTAAAAGGTCTTTATACATGAGTGACATTCCGCAAAACGATGAGTACGTAGAAGAAATAACCGCACCCGTCGAAACAAATGATTCTATCCCT